AGGAGGAGATACTTCTGGCGAACGAGGTGGGCGTGGTTCCCAATCTTCAGGATCAAACCCTATCGAATTAGGATCTCCAGGAGTTGGTGCCACCAAGTTTTTCAACTTGGGATGTACTGCCGTAACAGCACGAACTTGTGCTTCTGTCTTTTTACCCTGCGTAATAGATGATTTAACTTTAGTAAGCCACGACATGGTGCTCTGTACAGGCAGATAGAATGTGAGAGCCTCCGCAACATTACGGGCCCTATTAGTGAACTCCCCATCCTCCTTGTCTGTAGCAAGTATATTTGAGATCTCATAAAGTAGTGCTTGATCTCCAGGGTCGTCACTTTCAGATATGTCTTTAATCAGATTAAATAGATTCTGATCATCTGGGGATATGGCCCCAAAGGCGAGGAAGGCATCTGCGCTTGCTGTAGCAAGGAGCGGCCCCGCCGTTGTAGTAGCACTTATTATACGGGCCAGTCCAAGGGCAGGGATTACGAAAGCACCCATCTCCCCCACGCCCTGGGATATATCGAAGTCCTCGCGAGCCCTCTCATTCCCACCCATCATGGCTACTTTAACGTCACCGAACTCTTTGTCCGCCTCTGCAAATAACTCATCTACGTCTTTTTGAGGGATCAATCTAGCAAGAGCGGCCAGATTGCCTCCCATTTTCCCTATGCCTTTAACCAGCCCATACCCTATAGAGGTGGGGACCATGTAGAAAGACTTTAATAAAGAACTGCGCCTGTAATCAGCCCGCGCCTCTCTCTCCTCTGCTTGTGCCGGGGTGTCTGCTACCTCTGTAGGGGTAGCAAGTGCTCTCAACGTAGCATCCGCCGTCCTAGTAAGACCCGAACGCTTCTGGTCGTACAGTTCTAACGCCGTCAGAGGCCTTGTCATGTCAGGACGTGGCTTAGGGAGAGGAGGAGTTGCCACTACATTTTATCCTTAGAGAATGGGTATACGTTGGGCCTCTCGTCGGCCTGTATTCTAGACTTCAGATTTAACAACTGAGTTAGGCAAGCGATGTGGCCCTGCTGCCTGTACATTTCATGAGGGTCAGTAGCCGAACACATATTGAGGACCGCCGTCTCTTTCATAGCTCGCAGATAACTTTCATACCTATCGTATGCTTCTCCGCTAGTTACCATAGGCTTTAATTGCATATAATCCATTTATATCCTGCTCATTTCAATGTCTGCAATAACTGCATCTATGTTCTTTCTCCAGTGGTCCAGAAATCTGCTAACCCTAGGATAGAAAGGGTGGACATCAAGTGTCTGCCAATGGAACTCCTGAAGTATACTGGTATAGTCCGGCATGTAATAAAAAACACGCAATAGGACGGGGCGCTTCCTGTCTATTATAAGTAGCATACACGCTACTGTAGCATTCCGGGGGGTAGACCCGCATTAGTAGGCTCTGGGGGTAGCTGCTGCCCTTGTGGGGGCTGTTGAGGGGGCATTGGTGGCTGACCCGTAAACTGTTCCTCTCCCGGCAGCGGTGCGCCCCCAACGCCGATGTTAGCTCCTCCGCCCCCTGTCATATCCTGAGGGGACATGGGGCCCTCGCCTGGAGGAGGCTGCTCCGGCTGCATCTGCTGCATAAGATACGCCTGACGGATCATCTCCTCTGGAGTATTGGTTACTTTGTCGGGATCTAGGGACATGCTCTTAGCGATCTCCCGTATGATGAAGGGGAACTTAGCAAAGGGTGCCAGTACGGGGTTGCTGGTGATCTGTAAGAAAGATAACAGCCGCTGTGAGCGCACTTCATTCTGCATCAGGCTATCTAGCCCCCTGGCCCTAACTTCCAGATCCCCCTTAATGTCTTCGTTGAAGTTAAATTGCATATTGAATGCAAACATAGCTTCCCCTAAGGGCTGTAGCAGATAGTCATCGAAGTTCTTCACGACAGTTTTGATAGATCCGGCGGCTGCTCCCATTAGCATGGAGATACCGGCGGCAGTCCTGCCCACGCCCGAAACACCAGTCTGCCCGTGAGAGAACGATGGGATTCCGGTAGACTCATCGGCCAGTACTCGCGCCTTATCGAACAACTGCATGTTCTCAGCAGATACATTGGGGAATTTCGTACCAAATATAGCCTGACCAGGGGCGCCACCCTGACGCCGGAAGACTTTACCGGGGTAGACAGTCAAGTCCTGGCCCGGCACAAGATTGGTTTCATCTACTTCAATTAAAAGATTGCCCGACAGGACCGCATTGTCTACGGCTAACCTCATGAATCCGTTCATCAGGGTCTGAGTGTCGTCCATATTCTCGCCAACGCCAATTCCCCAGAAAGAATAGGGATTAACTTCGTAAGGTACGGCAGCAAAGGGCAGACGGCGCGGTAAGAAGGGGTTCAGCACAAATCGAAGGACTTCTCCGTTGCATACCCATACGTTGACGTGGAGTTCGTCCTCATCTTCGTACTCACCAGGAAGGTCTATCCCGGACTCTTCAGCGATTTTCCTATCTAGAACGCCCCAGAACTCTAGCGCCTCATACCTGTTGCTATTGTAACTGGAGGAGTTCAGGTCACTCTCTGACTCTAGAAGATCACTCTCCCACCACTTGACGGTATAGTTCTCTCCTGCATCCAAGGCGTCCTCGATGGCCTGTTCCCTAAAGAAAGGCCTATTCTTCAGAGCCCTCAACTGGGAGCGCGTAAGTTTATGCCTCTCGATGACGTAGTCACAGTCATCAATCGTGGAAGCGTTAGGGTCTGGGTACATATTCCAGACGGATACATACGAAACTTCAGGGACAGTCTTCTTGAGAGGAGTGTACTTACCTTCCTCATCCCATTTCGCGTACTCTTTAGTGGCGGCGAAGGGGCCTTTCACGATACCCGTACCGAATAGGGAGCACTCAAAAGCAGAATGCCGTAGATGAGTAGACCCCTTGGACTCTTCTAACTGATCCTTGATCTGCTTCTCCATCATCTTAGCAGCAGTCATGGCCGGATGGTACGTTACGGAAGATTGGGTCAGCCCAGGGCCTTCTTTAACCGGGACATCGCCCAGCATATCTTCTAGCGGCCCTAATTTATCAGCTAAGAGGGAGTCCATAGTAGCGCCTGGGGGCAAAATCTTCCCATCGCCCTCATATCCTACCAGATCAGGGGGCGCTTCTCCAAAATCAGAGTCTTCGGGCTCATTAGGGTCAAAATGTACGGACTCAGCTACCCCATCAGGCAGGGTAGTAGGGTTAATGGTCAGAGGAAACTCGTTATTAGCTAAAAGTACGTCTACAATCTGGCTATACGCGGCCAAAACTTTAGTTTTAGTAACTTTTACGAATACCCTAGACTTCTCCGTCTCCAGAAACTGCACATCGGTACTGTAGATGCCCCTATAATTCTTGTACGCCTTAATCCAACTGTTCTCATCAGAGTATCGGGCATCCTCTGCCTTACTGTATTGATGAAGCACGTAGTCGGCAAGCGCATTCGTTATAGTGTCATCCTCGTCGCTCTTAGAATCCTCCATATAGGAGCTTTCATTAGAGTCAATACCGTTCACATCGTATGTCATGCTTTACCTTTCAGTATCCAAAAACAGCATCAGAAGGAGCAAAAGAGTTCTTAGAGGAAGTAGGGCTATCGAAGTCGAATATATTCTTAGGAACAGGCCGCGATTGGACCCCGTATCTTAATGCATCGTATAGATGGTCCTCTGAATGGGTATTGATATCCTCTGGGTTCTTCTTATCTATAGGGAGAATAGGCAACTGAGATATTAAATTGGTGCAAGTGTTGAATATCTGCAATCCCGGAAGGTCCGTGTCCTCGTCTACCTGCAACAGCCTGTGTATTTCATTCTTGCTGCTGACTCTACTGCCTCTACTTCTATCGGAAGGCCGGAATCGGCACCCTTCCAAGTTCATTTGTTCCGCCAAGCTAGGGCCCGTATCTCCCCGTTTGTGCCAGCACGAAGAATCCAAGACAGCGTAGGAGATGGTGCCGTCTTCTTTCTCCATCTCCATTATGGCCCTTCCTAAATCTACAGCCAAAACCTTACTGACGTACATCTCTCTGTATACTACTAGAGTATTATCTGGAGTGACTGCGAACCACAGGACGGCAGAGTAAGATCCGTACCCGTAGTCACATGCCCTAAACTTGCGCCACCCCGTTGGGATCTTGTAAGGCGCGATTACGTGTACGCTCCTGTCAAATTCGGTGAAGGCGGCACCCTCCGCTACATCCCAGCTACCGTAGAGTAGTTGCTTACGCTGCACTTCTGGGAGCGACAGCAGCATCGTCTCGTACTCGCCCGTATTGAATAGGTACGGATTGTCTTTAAGGCTGGCCGGAATAAATAAGCGCCTAAAAAGTGGCTTACCCTCTTTACTGTGTCCTTTAGGGTACTTCAATACATTGCTAGACTCTATGTCCGTAGCCCAGAAGGGGGCATTAGATGGGCTAGGGTCTATGAACATCTTCTTAACCCATGCGTGTCCAGGGCCCCCTGGGTTTGTCGTCGCCCGCATATACACAGGGATGTCAGGATCTGTAGACCTCAGACGAGACCTGAGATAATCCCACGGAAACGGTGTCGGATATTGCGTAAGCTCGTCGAAGCCCACGAACGTAAAGCTCTGCCCTTGATAACGAAGCACATCTTTGTCCTGCTCCAGATACGTGAGCCAAATTCTTGCACCCGAAGGAAAAGTCCACTGAGATTTACGCTCGGACCACTTAGCTCCCGGAAAGGCCTTGGGGTACACCTCGCTAGATTTATGTATAAGTTCCCTAAGTTCATCGTTAGTCCTTCTTAATATTAGGGCGGAATGCCCCGCATAATTACAAAATCTAAGAGGGTCAACTAGAAGTGCAAAACTCTTGCCTCCCCCAGCACTTCCCCCATATAACACTTCCCTTTCAGGGGAAGTTAGAAAAGTTTCTTGTGGCCCTGGATTGGGCTGAAATACGATATGTCTACTGTCTTCCGTCGCTTCCGTCTGGGGTGGCGAGGATGTCATCAGCCCAACCGGTGTCGAGGGCGTCTGGCTTTTTACTTTTCGGGACGTAGAGGATGCTTTCTTGGATACGCCTTTCCGTTTCCGCGTACTCTTTGGCTTTGGTGGCAAAATGTCTGAAGAGCTTTGCGACATTGGTTCTTTTCTTCTCCTTAGTTACTAATTTGTGCAGGGCCTGGAAGCTGATGGGCCTCCCCGTCCGAACGGATAGCCACGCGGCAACTTCCCTGTAACTACATGTCTTCAAGTATTTCTTAGCTTCGACTAGCTTATCCAGGTGCTCCTCTATGGGAAGTAGTATACGGTCGTCCTCTGGATCTATCTTGTAACCAAATGGTATCTGCCGGGAGCGCCGTACAATGGGCGCCCACTCAGTCATTGTCATCGGATGCATTGTTGTCGGGCTTCTTTGGAGGAAGAATAAATAGGCCCCCTGAATCTGTCTGTACGGCAACCCGCTCCGTCTTGACGATGCCGGTCCTGTCTAAGATCTCACGAGCAGCGGACAGCTTATCGCGGTTCCCTAGGGCGGTAGGGTCAACGATAACTCCGGTCATGGCTACGGCAGCTAGGGGCCCATTTGCAGCTAAGTATGTCTGGGTGCGCTCAATGACTTCCTCTCTCAAGAAAGACACGACCGACATTGGCTTCGTAGTTTTGCTATAACCAGCCACATCCATAGCGACTCTAAAGTTGCCATTAGCTTCCTCAAATAGGGCATCCAGAAACTTCTGCTGCCTATCACTTAGTTCTTTTTTTCCCATTATTAGTGGCCACTTTCTTTTTTGATTTCTTAATCTTGCTATACTCCGCAACGATACGATTGGTCCTGGCGTCGCTGCGCTTCTTATTCTTATTATTAGTATTGGTGGTGGTGGCAGTAAGCCCCCCTCTACGGAGATCGGGCCTCCCCTCAGGATGCTCAAAGGTGCCGCTGTCTCCTATGTCTCCACGAGGGGAAGTGGTGCCCCCGCTGAGTAAAGACTCCCACACGCCCTTAGATATAGTCTTAGCGGCTACTGGCGGCGCCTTCTCAGCCTCGAAATTAAATAGTGCGTCATCTCGATTATTATCAGCGGGTACGCTTGGGGTGGTGATGGTGGTGGTGTCGGTCGAAGACGGCGGCAAAGAAGAGGCGCGTAGAGGACGTTTGCGCTCTTTAAGTCTAGCTAGTCGCTCAAGTTCTTTTTTCTTTGTGTCAGTAGCAACAGTAGTGGGGGGACGGGCCTGCTTCGTCGTCGTCGTCGTCGTCGTCGTCGGTGAGGGCCTAGCAGCAGGTGGCGCCGCTACAGCTTTGGCCCTTGCGGCTTGTCGTCGTCCCAACATCTTATTAAGAGTGTTATTTTCTTTACCTTCTTTTCCTG